TGGGACACGAAGCCGTTTGATTACGACGTCGAACCGATGCCGGATGACTACCAAAAGGTCGATACCATCACGCTGGAGGAACTGAGAAACAAGTACGGGGCCGCGGCCGAGTTCGATACCTTGATCCTGGACTGCGAGGGCGCGTTTTACTACATTCTCCAAGACACGCCGGAAGTGCTGGACGGCATCAACCTGGTCCTCATGGAGAACGATTACCACGACTTTAGCCACAAGCAGTTTGTCGATGAACAGCTGACCCAACGCGGGTTTGTGGTCGATTACTCCGAGCCCGGAGGATGGGGACCGTGCGTGGGCAACTTCTTCGAGGTCTGGTCGATGAAGCAACCTGACCGACCGAAGGTCGGTTGAGGAAACGTCAAACCCTGTAAAATCGTCAAATCATTGTATTGTAAGCGTAAAAATTGATGTGTTTGGGGGGGAAAGCATAATACATCAATTTATTGAAACCAAGGCGACAACCGACGACCATTAATTACCATGACCGACTACATGGGATTGATGCAATTTACCATGTGGGGTGAATCGGCTTCACGTATGAACGTAGATGTCATATCAGCGGAAGTGGTGGCTGCCGCCGTTCCTTGCGCCGAAATGAATCCGGGTTCGGAATCGGAGGACGACGACGGCGTTCCCTACGTGGGATTGATGCAAATGTCCTGTATATGGCGCAAACAGGCCGAAAAGATGATCAAGAACCCTCGCACACATGACAACAAAATCATCGCCAAGCTTCGCGATCTAATTAGCATCAAAGAAGAGTATGCCAACGAACTGGCGGTGTTTTTAGAAAAACGGGATTACCCCCCCAAGATGATTGAAGACGCCTATACCTTGGCCATTCGCCACGACGACACCGATGTGTCCAGTATCAACTGTGCCGATTACTATAAAAAGCGCGGAGAGTACGTCAAGATGATCGCGTGTTTACGCAAAGCCATCCACACGTACCACAGCAGCTACGCCGCCATGCTGTTGGCCTTGCACCACGCCCAGAATGCCGCCACAGCAACCTATGGGGGGGACGACGATAAAGCCCAAGATAAAACCCAAGATAAAACCCAAGATAAAGCCCAAGACGAACGGACGAAACGGGTCTCCGACGTGTCCTGGTATTATCACCTGGCGACGAAGTATTACGACCAGGACCCGGACCAAATCATTTGTCTCGACACCACCGTCTACACGTTTGAACTCGTGTCCCTCGTCGACCTCATTGTCGAAAAGGGATGGAACCGTGACCACCCCATCTACGTCGAATTCGATCGGGCCTGCCGCAACCAAGACGGGGTCGCCGTGTTCCGGAACAAGGTACGTCTCTTCAGCTCCCTCAACCACGTGGTAGAATGCGGCGTGTGCCTTACCACGGGGTTGAACATTGATTTCGCCTGCGGTCATTGCGTGTGCCGGGCGTGCTACCTGCAACTGCTCCATAAACCGTGCCCATATTGCCGGATGCACAACTAACTCACCGTCACAGCGTCGTCTTAGTGTCCTACACTTACCCACATACCCCCATCATCAAGTAGATGTATAGGAATCTGTGTAGCGCGGTCGTGTGGTGTCCTATACATATGTTCAGGGGAGGGAGGGGGCAAGGGTGTTCTTTGACCTTCCTGGTTCCTTGACCTTCCTACTTTTTTTTACTGAGTTAGATTTACGGGTAAGACGAAGACGAAGATATGTGAGACGTCTCCGGCGTCTTTGAATCGTTGCCGTCCAGGTCCAGGAACGGCAAGAGCCGTCGCACCAGGTCGGGTTCTTGACGCAGGTAAAAGACGGACCGCGAAAACCCCGATTCCTGGCAGGTGGCCAAGTACTCGTTCCCGGTGGCGAGCAACAAGAAATCGGCCAAAATGTCCAGATTGAATTCGCGTATGTGAAGATGATCACCGCGCTGGGCCAAGGCTTCCGGAGATTCGTGGGCGCTCTTGCCTGGCGGGAGGGTCGGCAGCGTCGTGGTAAATGTGTAGGCGCGGTCGCCAAACGCCGCCTGAAACTGGCGAAGGACATTGACGTCGTCGGAGGCGACGAATACCGGTACTTGGGAGAAGATTGGCCGGTAAGATTCTATAAAGGTCGGCACGGAAGGGCTCGTCCGGTCCGTGTTGCGGATGTGCACCGAAAAAAAGGGTTTCGGCAACTGCTCCCATCGCCGTTTCACTCGGTCCAGTACGGCGGGCGCCAAGGTGGCCGCCCGCAACACGTCGTTGACATGGTTCGACGTCCCGCAGTTGGCGTTGATGACCACCGTCTCGGTAAACGGTTCCGGGGGACACAGTTCCGGGGCCATATTCACCCCGCTCTCGGTTTCCATCCGGACCGTGTGAGGATTCCATACGATGGGGGGGAAACGGCGGTTGTCCGTGCCGGCGAGTTCGGGGGGGAACACCGTCTCTTCGGCGTACAACCGCGTGACAAAGACGTCGAGGTCATCGATGGACGCAAAATGCAGCAACCGCGGCAACGAAAACGTGACGTATTCCGATAAATCGTCCTGGAACCAGCTTTTGCGCGTGTCGACGATGAGCCAACGGTCGGTTCTTACACATGATTGGTGGCAATACCAGATGCGGGACAGGATGTCGTTCCACCCCCCCTGGGGATAACAGATCACGTACCGCTTCATATTTGTGTTTGTCGCGGCTTCTATAACATAAATATGAACTGAAAGACTCTATGTTTCTATTTCTGTGTGCATTCGTCACAAGACAAAAAACTGCCAATTGTGCTGGTCTTCCGGGGTGGGTCGGACCCGGGTTGCTTCGCTTACCTGGTTGACGATCTGACAGGCGTGCCGGCCCAACTCGAACCAGCGACGGGCGTCGGGGGGCAGGCGGTCGGCGCGCAGGGGAGGATGGTGCCCCGCGCGCAACAGTAATGCCATGCAGACCCGGTACAGGAGAGACCAGCGCGTGTGGTCGTAGTTGTCGTGGATGACCGACTGCCCCGGGATCTTTTGCATGTTCGCCACCGTCGATAAGTAGGGCTCGGCCAGTTCGGGACATTCCCGATTGATGGTATAGCGAAACAGGTTGAGGGCGGCGTCCATCGAAGGTCGTCCGGGGTACTCGATGGCGAGACGCAGGTAGGGCAAAAAGGCGTCGGGGCGGGTGTCGTCGAGGTGCAGGGCGCTCGTGGCAAGACGTTCGTAGATGCTACATACATCGATTTGGTGACGGCGGCGATCGCCCCCTGCGGCGGCAGCCAACGACCGTTCTTCGTCTTGGAAGGCTCGGAGGGCGGCCAGGTTGCACCGGTAACATTCGGCGTAATTTTGCGTGGCGAGGTAGCTTTGGCCGAGATAAAACAGATTGCGCGGGGTGGGCGGGGCCTGCGACAACAGTTCTATGTCGCGCTGATGCCGGCGGGACGTCGATCCCCCGTAGCGTTCGCGGTCTTGGAAGAGACGCCACGACTGCACCATGAACTCGTTGCCGGGGCATAGATTGGCCATCGTTTCGTGGACAGGACAGTCGCGATCGTAGTGGCAGCCGCGGTAGTTGCGCAGAAACCGGACGTCAAAGTGCTCGGTCATTCCGCCGTCTTCGAACCAGGCGAGAACGACCAGACCGTGCAAGGCCGTCTCCTGGTCCGGAATGTCCCACTGCCACGCCTCCTCCTTACCAATTCCCTTGCCAGCCGCCGCACGCTGCAATTCGTCGCCGGCGTCCATCATCAATAAGAAATCCGCGCCCGGAATAGTAGCGGCAAAGGCCAGCGCCTCGTTGCGCCCCGTGGCGAAATCGCGGAAAGGATGGTCGGCTTCCCGGACATGCAACGTGATGTCCAGTTCGGCGCACACGGTTCGCGCCAGGGCCAATGTGTTGTCTGTGCTGCCGGTATCGTACAATATCACCGTCTGAACACCGCTCCCGCTGGTGCGCAACGACCGGAGCGTGGCCCCGATGCTGGCCTCCTCGTTCTTCATCATCATGAGAGCCGCCACTGCCACGGTCATTTTGAATACAATACACCGTCACACGTCACACTTACCCAATACATACGATATAGTTATTATATGGTTGTTGGCACGCAAGAAAAAAAGGGGGGGAAGACAAGGGCTGGAACGGGCCAATTTTTATGTTTTGCGTTTTGCTTTGCTTTACAGGGGAACCACTCGAGGACTATGAGTATGGGTGAAGAGGGGAGAACGAGGAGACGGTTGAGGCTGCTGATTGTCACGGTTCGTACGACTGACCGCGTACTGTACCACGTTCCATCCCGGGAAAGTAATTTCGCCAATTTGAGTTATATAGGGACGGGGCACAGATGATGATGAAACGGGAACCGGGGCAGGGGCAGGGTCAGGGGCAGGTTTGACGCGCAACGACGCAAGTTCGAGTTGGCGGTCCAGTTCTTGGTCTTTTTTGACCATTTCGGGGTTGTGTCGTTTCCACTCCTGGATGGCCATCATAAGGGCGGTATTTTTATACAGGATTTTGTTGGTGATCACGGAACGATCCATGGGACTGATCGAACTGGTTTGGAACCAGGATTCGATGGCGGTTTTCTCGTAACTGTGTCCGTCGGCGGCGACGACGGGGGTCACCATGAGATTCAGAGAGATCGGACACAGCCAACCCTTGTGCGGCTCCACTCCCTTGGCAAATCCTGTCGTGATAGACGCATGAGACGCATGAGACGCATGAGACGCATTAGACGCATGAGACGCATTAGACGCATGAGACGCATTATCGCAGCAAAGGGCCACCTTGGGATCAAGAGGAAGCATCGTATCGTATCGTATCGTCAACAAATGTACTGTACAGGGTATTCGGTGAAAATAAACGTTCAATTTTGTCAAAATTGGTAATGACACCACCAACCATATACCATGTATGGTATGGTATATGGCATAACTCTATAGATCACATCAACATGGTGATTATGCCGACATCCGTCTGGGAAAGATGAGCGACCAGTGACTGTCTAAGTTCCACGGCTTCCGTTGGTTCAATGATTTCCTGGTCGTTGCATACGGACAAATACTCGACATGAACATGAGGGCCATCGTCGTCGTCAGTACGTGTTACGGTGTAACCCAGAATCGCCAGCAAATTGGTGCGTGTAGCCCGCGAAGCGGGCAATTCACGGACGCCCCCTCTGGGGGCGTCCGTCATTGTACGTCCTCCTTCGGAGGACGTACCCAATTGCTGCGCTGTAGGCGTGCGGTCGAACCACGACGCCGGACGCCAAATACGCACCGTATGGAATTCCCGCCGCTGTTGGTGAGAAGTGTGGTACGGACGCATCTGGTGATGAACCGCCACCCGCCCTCCCCCGCAACCCGAACCCGGACCCGAACCGTCACCAAATGCCCCCGCACAAGATTGTGTATAGGACATTTCCGGCAAGGCCCGCAGCACGTAGTGCACCGCGTTCAGCGACGAAAACACGACGAGTTTGTTGTAAAACAGCATACCCAAAAAATAAAAAAAACAGTACCAATAGTTGCCAATAGTTGCCAATAGTTGTGATGTGTTGTCTTTATGTTGATTTCGGTTCTTCGGGATTCCGCGCCCGCATTTCGAGGTAGCACCGGAGACAGGCCATGACGTCGACGCGGGCGTCGTGGAGGCCTTGGGGCACGGTACCAAACAGGCGTTGGTGCAGTTCGGCCAACTTGGGCCATTTGCTCACGGCCGCGCCCGTGGCGGGATCGGGGACCCGGACGCCTTGGAGCATGGTACATACGGATTCCACCCGGTTCATGCGCATATACAAGTAATGGAAGAGCGTGGTCGGCACGTCGCATCCGCGCGCCACCATGGCGTCGTGTTCGCGCTCCATTTCGGCCATCAACACTTCTTTGTCGAACCGGATGTTGTGGGCCACCAGCACGCCGCACCGCTGGTAGGCGCGGTAAAAGGCGGCGAGAGCGTCGGCGACGGCGACGCCGCGGGTGCAGCACAGTTCGCGCGTGATGCCGGTAATGTCCGTGATGACAGGTGAAATTGTGACCGCGTCGTCGACCCGAATGTACTCGTTGTACGTCTCTTCCACCGTCTGGGTGGGAACGTGGTAGACCACGAAACAGAGCTGCAAAATATGGGGATAGTCCTCGACGGGGGGATAAGTGCGGGTCTGATGGTTTTTGGTCGGCAACAAACCCGTCGTCTCGGTGTCAAATACCAGAATTCGGTCACGGTCGTGTTTTGCCTGATTTGACAACGTTACCACGGGTTCGGTGGAAGTGTTCGTCGGTTCTTCTGGTGCGGGGGGGTCAACCTCATGTGGTTCAGGTTCAAACTTGCGTTTCTTTCGCAACGGTTCACACCTACCGGTCGCCTCCGTTCCTGGTGGCACCCCCGTATACATCGACGCTTTCATCGCTTTCGATGTGAACGATACGGGGGGGAGCGTACGGCTTCGTAGTTGCATGATCGAAAGGGGACGACGAACGATATAGGCACGAATGGAATACAGGGTTGTAAATATTATTATCAACCAATACCACTGCATGGTGATAACGAATTCAATTTTACACAGATGTCAGAACGGGAACGGTGTATAATGTTCAAGTAGGGGAGTGTACAGCTGGCAAGGTTTTTCTTGATATTTTTATAGAAATCGTAAAACATTAGAAGGCCATAGAAAGGTGGTCCATAGAACATTAGAAGGCGTCTTATACAGAATCTTGTGAGTGGTGTTCTTGAGTCACCAGACGAGCAAAGCTCGTCTGGCACTACAAACTGCCTACGGCAGTTTGTAAGTTCTATGGTTTCTATGAAATCTTTCCCTAAGCACCCCCCCTTCGGGGGGTGCAAGGTCAGCAAGCGAAGCTTGCTGGCCAACAATGTTCATATAGAAATCGTAAAACATTAGAAGGTCACAGAAAGACTGGTACGCGCTCGCTAACGCTCGCGCGAGTCGGGTCGGCGGAGCAACCTGGGTCGGCGGAGCAACCTGGGAGGACCTTCGGTCCTCTGAGGCCGCCAAAGGCGGCCAACCGGGGATTCGCTTCGCGAATCCTTGGCGCAGCGAGCGCAGCGAGCGCAGCGAGCGCAGAAGGCGGTCCACAGAAGGCGGTCCACAGAAGGCGGTCCACAGAAGGCGGTCCACAGAAGGCGTCTTATACAGAATCTTGTGAGAGGTGTTCTTGAGTTCTATTGTATCGCGAAGCAATTGCCATGAAACGGATGGTTTTTTTGTGACGATACCAAAATTCTTTTCCTAAGACCCTTCGGGTGTCTGCAAGGTTGCAAGCTTTGCTTGCTGACCTGCGGTGAAGCTGTACACTCCCCTATTTGTAAGTTGGCGTTCCAACATTTTATGACGTAACCGCTACAGCGTATCCAATATTATTAAATGTACTGGTTCCGGCTCCTCTTCCGGTCCAGTTGACTCCATTCGTAGAATACGCGAGTGAATTTATTCCATTTCCCGTCGCGACCCATCGTTTTTGGGTAGAACTGTACGCTACACCACTTCCAGTTCCAGAAAATATAGCTTTTCCTAATCCGGTCCAGGTGACTCCATCCGTAGAATAGGCGAGTGAATTTCCTCCAGTTCCCCCAGTTCCCCCCGCGACCCATAGAGGATTGTCGATTGGATCTTTGCCGTACGCTACACCAGTTCCATTCGTAGAAAATACAGTGTTTCCTCTTCCGGTCCAGGTGAGTCCATCCGGAGAAGTTGCTATAGTGTTTCCTCCTTGTCCCGTTGCGACCCATAGACCAGAACCGTACGCTACCCCAAATCCACACGTAGAAAATACAGCTTTTCCTAATCCGGTCCAGCTGATTCCATCCGTAGAAGTTGCGAGTGTATTTCCAGTTCCCACCGCGACCCATAGACCGTTGCCGTACGCTACACCATATCCATTCGTAGAAAATACAGTGGTTCCTAATCCGGTCCAGGTGACTCCATTCGTAGAAGTTGCGAGTAAATTTCCTCCATATCCCACCCCGACCCATACACCAGAACCGTACGCTACACCTGCACCCTGTCCAGTAGAAGAAAATACAGTGGTTCCTAATCCGGTCCAGGTGACTCCATCCATAGAATACGCGAGTGAATTTGTTCCATTTCCCACCGCGACCCATAGACCGTTGCCGTACGCTACACCCCGTCCACCCCCAGCATTATCAAATACACCGGTTCCTCTTCCGGTCCAGGTGAAACCATTCGTAGAATATACGAGTGTATTTGTTATTCCATTTCCCCCCGCGACCCATAGCGGCGGCGGCGGCGCCGACGTCGTCACCGTCCCTGTCACCGCCGTCCCGTTCTGCACGCCGTTGCCGTTGACCGCGTACACACTGAACGTGTACGACGTGCTTGACGACAAGCCGGTGTACGGCCGCGACGTCGTGTTCGCACCCGAGATGGTCGCCCCCGACGCCGGCGTCCCGCCCGTCGGGCTGTACGTGATGATCAACGAACTGTACGCGCCTGAGCACGACAACGTCGTGCCTGTCGCGTTCGTCGACCCAAATGTCACTGTTGATGTCACCACGCCCAGCGTGTACAAGCTGCCCGCCGTACCGCCGGTCACCGTGAACGGCGTCCCCGCCACGCCGGCCGCGTCATAAGGGACCACCGTGAACGGCCCGTAGTTGGTGTTGTTGGTCAGGCTGGTGTAGGTGTAGGTGGACGCCGTCTGGTTGCTGGCGACGGTGGTCCCGTTGACTAAAACGTTGTAGTAAGCAGCGCTGGCGTCGTAGGTGATGCCAGTGAGAGGAATTTGCCCCAACGTGGTGAGGGCGCCGAAGGCGGCGGCCGTGATGGCGGACGGGATGGGCCGGTTACTGCATGGGGCGTGATGTGAAAATGAGGTGAACGTCGCGAAGGACATCTTTACTATACTATGATACTATGATACTATGTAGGGGTGTGTACGCCAGAGGCGTGCGAATTTAAATCTTCAATGGTGTAAATCGGCAAAGGTGTAAACGTTTTATCACGTAACCGCTACAGTATATCCAGAAGAAGAAATTACATACTATGAAACAATGGTACTATAACTTACATGGAAAAGAAAGAAAGAAAGAAAGAAAGAGAATAAAGATTGCACAGGTGGGTTGTTACATAAACCCTTTTTTTTTGAAATGACGCTGACGCCACCTGACACCGACTTTCCCACCACCACCTTTGTAACCGCCTTTATTCAGGTATATGAGCCCAATAAGGAGTTCGGGAACCGGACGCACGCGTGGCGGTACCAGCAGTTCAAGGTATTGGCCGAGTCGGGGATCCCCCTGTGCGTCTACGTCAACGCGACCGAGCTGGCGACCATAACGTCCTTTGCCACCGCATACCCCAACGTGCGGGTGATGCCGCCGCGCGAACTGACCGAAACGTGGGCCTACCAGACGTGCCAGACGGTCGACGAGCTGCACATGCCGGAAGAAGCGCACCCGACCAAAGACAACTTTGCGTACATGCAGCTCATGCTCGCCAAGACGGAGTGGCTGGCCGACGCTGCGCGGCAAAATCCGTGGGGCACGTCGCAGTTCGCCTGGATCGACTTTAGCATTGCCTACATTTTCAAGGACCCGGCGGCGTGCATGGCCCAACTGCGGCGCATCGCCCACGCCCCGGTGCGAAGACCGCCGCCGGCGTCCTGCACGATTTGGTTGCCAGGATGTGGTCCGTACGGAAACCCCATACCGGCAGAGGTCATCGCCGACACCGAGTCGTCGGAGATGCAGAAAATGCTGGGCAATCCCTACTGGCGTTTCTGCGGCGGACTCGTGGTCGGCGACGCGGCGTCGGTGGTCACATTCAACGACCTGTGTCGCGAGCGATACCCCGTCTTCTTGAATACATACAAACTCATGCTATGGGAGGTCAATTACTGGGCCTGGCTGGAGACGATGGCGAAGTACCGGTGGACGGTCAAACGGTACGTGGCCGACCACAACGACGAGATGATCTTGCGGTTCCCGTTCGATGAATGGTGCGCCTCGCCGCCGAAACGTCTGCTCGACGCGGACGGCGTCGCGGCAGTGACGTACCCTTATCCGAATTTAGACAACCCCGATTTTGTACCGTCGTCGGCGGCGTACCTGTACCAACCGACGACCGACACGCACTGGTTGATGACGCGCTATGTGAATTACACGCAGGACGACTGGGGGTACTACCACATCCGTCATCCCCGTGGGTGGCTCTGCACCAGGAACGTGCTGTCGCGGTTGGACGCGGTGACGCGGATGCCGCTCGATTACCACGAGGTGGCGGATCCGGAGGACGTGCCGCGGAACCCGGCCATAGAAACGGCCACCAATGTGTATTTAGGCGTCGAGGACATTCGCCTGTTTTTGGGTGCCGGCGGCGAGGTGCGCTACATTGGCACCACGTTTGAGTTCGCCAACACGAATTGCCTGCGGATGATCGAGGGCGTGGTGGACACAGACGCGTACGCGCTGGTCCAGAACCGGGTGGTCGACGCACCGGAGTGGACGGCGTGCGAAAAGAATTGGACGCCCGTCATAGGCGGTTGCAGTGGCAGGACGCCCGTCATAGGCGGTTGCAGTGGCAGGACGCCCGTCATGGGCGGAGTGACCTGGGTGTACAAGTGGGGTCCGACGATGCAGGTGGGTCGGATCGAGCGTTCGGATGCCGCGACCGTGGACCGGCTGGAGATTGTGCAAACGCACGACCTGGCGACCACGCCATTATTTAGCAAATTGCGGGGGTCGACGGTGTTTTATCCGGTATCTGATACGGAATGTTTAGGAGTATTGCATTACAGTCACGAAGGGTTGCCCCGCAAGTATTACCACGTCTTGATGATGCTGGACCGGGCGACGCTGCGGCCGCGGCGGTACAGCGACCCATTCTACTTTGACCGGGAGGGAATCGAGTTTTGCATCGGGTTTGCTTACCGAACAGAGGCGACGGGGGAAGAGGTGGTGTACGATTTCTGGATTTCGCGGTTGGACCGGGACCCGATGCGGATCACGGTGCCCATTGACGCCGTGCCGTTAGTGGGTACGGTGGACCCGTGAGTTCATAAATCTTTCTCAGGATACACTATATCGCGTGTGGTAATCTAATCTAACCTTATTCTATGCTTTCGCCTACTAAATACATTCCCATTACGGATAGGAAAACTAAATGGAAAGTAGATTTGAACGAATTGAACGAGGCGTTTAAAATCGAAGATCTGATAGAGAAAAAAACATACGATATTAGTGAGGAAGGAAAATGGACTGAACAAACTACTGTAGCGTCTCATGCTGTGAATGAAGTTAATGGTGCGGTTCCGGTTCCGGTTCCGGTTCCGGTTCCGGTTCCGGCTCCGGTTCCGGTTCAGGTTGATGGTACGGGTGCGGGTCCGGCTGCGGCTGCGGCTGCGGTTGGGAGTCAGGGTGAGGGTGCGGCTTCGGGTGCGGGTAATAGAGGGGGTGGCAAGCGCTTCGAACCCACCAAGAGACGCACGATCAAGCGCCGCCGGAGCGGGAAACGCAACCCGACACGTCGGCCTCGTGGTAAGTCGGCCCGTCGTCGGAAGTAAAACATAGACTAAAATAGACGTCGTGCTCGAGCAGACAAAAATACCATTTTGCAATATATAGGTATCATCTATCTACATATTGCGATTGCAATGACCATGACCAAAACACACACTTCCGTGTGGTTCAACGGCGACCCGCGCGTCCTAAGCGTACACCTCCCAAACGATGAAGTATGGGAAGCCATTTACGACAGTACCGGAAAACGTACATGGAAGGTAAGTCCGAGCCCTTCTAACCAAGAAGAAAAGGAAAAAGAACAAAAAGAAGAAGAAAAAGACGATGCCGACGACGACCACCACCCGTATGTCGATCTTACACCGTTGGCAAACATCGCGGCCCGTGCGGTCAATGAGTTGCAACCACCCGCACCCGAAGCCGCAATCGAAACCGTCTTCAAAATCCCCAGTGAGTAAAGCCTCTATGAATAAAGGTTCAAACGTCTCAACAGCCCTCGAACATCGCGCAAGGGCGGAAAGAAACGGCGCAACCACCGGGTCACCCAGCAAAAACGTCGCGGTAAGATTTAGTTAGTTTTAGATAGATTTGATTTGATTTATAGCATTAGAGGTGGTCCATGATCCGGGACATGATCATCTTTGTATCCGAGCCCTCTTTATTCGGGTCAGCGTCGACCCACGTAATTTGTGCCGGATGGGTCTGGTGCATTTTCTGGATGCAGTGATGGTAGCGGTATTCGCATTGGTTCAGGTACGCTTCGGTAATACCGTCTTCGCCTTCGCGGTCACGCCGTCGAATGCGCGCCAGGCAGGTGTCCACGGGCACGTCTATATACACAATGTGTTGGGGGTAGGCGGCGTCGTCCACACAGTCGAACATGGCTTCGTAGACGGCGAATTCGACCGCGGACAGGTGGCCCGCGTCGCGCAGCATGTGGGCAAAGACGTGGCGACTGCTCGCGATGGACCGTTCACACACAATCGTGCGCACCTGGGGAAAGTCCCGACGCACGCGGTCCAGGTCGGCCAGGAATGTGTGGAAAATGTGGACCTGGAACACAAACGCATACTTGGCCGGGTCGCGGTAAAACAGTTGCAGCAGGTTTTCTCCCCCGGAATCCGCGGCCACATCGGTAGCCCCACTCCCTTCGGTAGGGGGCAATTCATGGACGAGCTTCGCCAGGATTCGCGAAGCGAATCCCCGGTTGGTCGGCGAAGCCGACCCGACTCGTCCGTCATTGTGCGCTGTCAGAGACAGCGCACCCAATTGCAGTGCTGTCCAGCGGTCGACGGGTTCGCGCAGTACATAGACGTCGGTGCGTCCGTCGGCCTTCAGACGTGCTTCCAAGGCGTCGAGCACTGTCGACTTGCCCGCACCAATGTTGCCGTCGATCGAAATGATTCTTGCCATTGTCATTGCCGTTTCCAGTGTGAGTTGTTGCTACGGTTTCAATTTTTCCACGCCTTCTATGGCCGCCTTCTATGGCCGCCTTCTATGGCCGCCTTCTGCGCTCGCTGCGCCAAGGATTCGCGAAGCGAATCCCCGGTTGGCCGCCTTCGGCGGCCTCAGAGGACCTTCGGTCCTCCTCAGAGGACCTTCGGTCCTCCCAGGTTGCTCCGCCGACCCAGGTTGCTCCGCCGACCCAGGTTGCTCCGCCGACCCAGGTTGCTCCGCCGACCCAGGTTGCTCCGCCGACCCAGGTTGCTCCGCCGACCCAGGTTGCTTCGCCGACCCGACTCGCGCGTACAAGTTGGCTTTCTATGGCCTTCTATGATTTCTGTATTCCATAGAAACCGGTAAATCAATTGTATCAGAAGGACATCTTCGATGCCCGTCCGGATTCAAATGTTCACCGGTTTAGAATAAATTTACCAAATCCGTTTATATATGAATTATTTTATTCATATATACTATAGCCATGGCTACTCCTACTTTTTCCAGTCCGGTCATTGTGCGGGAAGCGGCAGTGAACCGCACCAAAAGTCCCAAGCACGCGCTTAGCGACATGCAGACAATCTATCAAAGTGTGAAATGGTCAAACATGGGGGTTAAAGTGAATGGCAATGCGGGAACGGCGAGCATGAACAATACTCAGTATACAGTTGAGAATGTTGCAGACAAGAATCGCACCAGAATGAATGTATTTGTCAGCAACGCACCCAATTCGTTTGTCTTCATCAACAATGACGTCAAGGACACTACGGGAACCGTGACCACGACCGCCAAACCCATACAATTGACAATTACGGTAGGATCGAATCAGGTGATCATTGAGAACTTGGCGGTCAACCAATCCCATATCTTACATGTGGACGATAACAATGATATTTATTGCACGCATTTACACCCTTGAACATTTAAAATGGCACGGTTAGTGCCAAAAAAGAGGTTCAAGGTTGGGTCTTTTCATACCCGTATAAATTTTGATTATAGCCATTCTTGAAAATGACTTGACTCGTTTTTCTACATAAATAATCAAATAATCAGGACGGTTTATTTGTTTTACCGCATTTTCTGCTATTTTGTAGATGTTTTTTGCTCCGTTACAATCTCTGTTCCAAAAGCCATTACAGGATTTACACCTTAAAAGCCCCCAGCACAGTTTTTGATTGTTTCGGTATGGTTTTGGATTATCCACCATTAAAAATTTTTTACAATCGCCTCCATTACATTGCGAACATTTACAACTACTGCGAAATTCATCTACTAAATAGGTTTTGTAGCCACATTTACGAAATAAACCACGCATTCCTTTCCCTTTGGTTGGTTCTTTGTATTTCATTTGTTGCCGTTGTTCCCAGTCCCCAAAAGCAATAATGACAGTTTCCGGTGTTCCAAATTTTTTTTGGAAATTCAGTATCATTCGTTGTTCGCCGGAGACCTCTGTGTCCGACTTTCATTGGAAAGATTTCATCTATATCTATAAGAAATAGATGACATCATCACATCGTGTTTCTCTCAATTTGTGTAGTAGTAGCCACAGCGGCGTGAACCTAAAACAGTACGCGTACATGAATCCGATTGCGGACGTCTATGTCGACGG